GATAGTCCAGAGGACATCTTGCATGAGTTTTAACATAGGAGGATAACTATGCCAGAAGAAGAAAAAAAGACAGTACCTATTGATACATCAGGTCCTGGTGCAGAGATTGATTTGCCAGAGGATAAAACATTTGAAAATGAAGTGGAGGTATCAAGTGAAACTACTGAAAACAATAATAAGCCCACTGACACATCTGAGAAATCTGATGAGCAGTTGGATGTTCAAAAGGAACAAGAACAAGAAACAAAGAAACAAGAAGAAGTAAAAAAGGAAGATGATAAATTAGAAGAGTACAGTAAGGGGGTGCAATCACGTATCGCTAAACTCACTCGTAAAATGAGAGAAGCAGAGAGAAGAGAACAAGCTGCTCTTGAGTATGCAAAGGCTGTTGAAGAAAAAAGAAAAGAGGCAGAAACTCGTTTCAAAAAAACAGACTTAGATAACCTAGATAGATTTGAAAAAAATATTAATGCTGGGTTAGAAGCTGCAGAAAGAGAACTAGCTGCTGCTATCGAAGCATCCGATGCAAAAGGTCAGATAGCTGCTAACAAACGAATAGCAGAGTTATCTTTCGAAAATGCTAGGATTAAACAAGTAAAACAAAGCAGAGAACAGGCTAAGGTTGAAGAGCCCGTTCAGTCTGTTTCACAATCTCAACCTACAAGTACGCCAATGCCTGACCCTAAAGCAGAAGCATGGGCATCTAAAAATACTTGGTTTGGTGCTAACAGAGCTATGACTAACACAGCTATTGAACACCACAAAGATTTAGAAAACGAAGGTTATGATACTACTTCTGATGAATATTATCAGGAGATAGATCGAAGAATGAAAGTTGACTTTCCATCTAAATTTGGTAATAATGAGGCAGAGAAAACGTCCGCTCCCGTGCAAACGGTTGCATCAGCAAATAGAAGCGTAAAACCAGGACGCAAAACTGTGAGACTCACTTCATCACAAGTAGCAATAGCTAAAAAATTAGGAGTGCCACTTGAAGAGTACGCAAAACAATTGAAAAACACGGGAGGAGCGTAAAATGGAAAAAGATAAAAATACTTCACGTGCGAGCCAAACACGGACAAAGTCAGAGAGACCTAAAGTGTGGGTTCCACCATCATCTCTAGATGCACCCCCTGCGCCTGATGGATTCAGGTACAGATGGATAAGAGCAGAGAGTGTCGGTTTTCAAGATACTAAAAATATAACTGGACGAATTAGGGAAGGTTATGAACTTGTTAGATCTGAAGAAATCGAAAACGCATCTGATTATCCAGTTATCGAAGACGGTAAATACAAGGGGGTAGTTGGGGTTGGTGGCCTTCTACTTGCGAAGGTGCCTATCGAGATTGCGAAGCAAAGACAAGCCTACATGACAAGACGTCATGAAGAGAGAAGCGATGCAGTTGAAAACGATCTTATGAAGGAGCAAGACCAGAGGATGCCTATCAATGTTGACAGGCAGTCTCGTGTAACCTTCGGTGGTACAAAGAAATAATTTTTTCTTAATCATCGGATTAACTTTAATAGGAGAAAACAACTATGGCAAATGAGTCAACTACTGGATTTGGTCTTAGAGCGGCTATGAGATTAGGCAATACGCCTTCAATCGGTGGTCAATCTAAATACCAACTTCAAACGGCTCCAGGTGTTGCCCTGATGAAAAATGACCCTGCATCTATTCAAGGTGCTGGTAACACAGGTTTCATTCAGGACGCGAGTTTTGCGACTACTGACGATGGCAATACTGGCGGAGCAAGCTACACTAACACTGGTAATCCCAAATTGGTTGGAGTTCTTAACGGCTTTTTCTTTATAGATAGCACAACTAAGAAACCAACTTTTGCAAACAGTGTTGCAGCTTCTCAAGCATTTGGAACTAATCCAAACACTGGTAGCACAAATGGTTTTGCTTTTGTTAACGATGATCCAAACCAAGAATATATGGTTAAAGCGGATGCAGCGGTAACTCAAGCTAATCATGGTACTACTTTTAATGTAAACAACAACGGTGGAACATCGAAAGATGGTCAATCTATCGTGACACTAGATATAGCTTCTGCAAACGTAAATAAAATGTTTACTGTTGTAAGATCAGCTGAAGATCCAAAAAATGAGGATCTAGCTTCAGCTGGTGCTAATATCATAGTAACAATAGCAAAAGACGCTAAATTATACTAGGAGAATAGGAGATAAATTATGGCTATATCACGATCACAGCTAGTCAAAGAACTAGAGCCAGGTTTAAATGCACTATTTGGCCTGGAATACAAAAGGTATGAAAATCAGCATGCTGAGATTTATACTAGCGAGAACAGTGACAGAGCTTTCGAAGAGGAAGTTATGTTATCTGGTTTCGGAAGAGCGCAAGTAAAAGCAGAAGGTGCTGGAGTATCATTCGATGATGCACAAGAAACTTTTACAGCGAGATACACTCACGAGACCGTAGCTCTAGCATTTGCAATCACAGAAGAGGCTATCGAAGACAATCTTTATGATAGACTCGCTGCTAGATATACAAAAGCTTTAGCAAGATCTATGAGCAATGCGAAACAAGTAAAATCTGTTGAGCCTTTAATCAACGGTTTACCATCAACTGATACATTTGATTCAGGAGACGGTGTAAGCTTGTTCAACACAGCTCACCCTACAATAGCAGGTACTTTCCAAAATACCTTGACTGTTCAGGCAGATCTTAACGAAACTTCGTTAGAGCAATCACTTATCGATATTGGTAAGATGACTGACGAGAGAGGTCTTAAAATTGCAGCTAGAGGAGTAAAAATGATTGTTCCTCAGGAGAATCAGTTTACAGCTGAGAGACTTATGAAGTCTCAAGGTAGAACTGGAACAGCTGACAATGATATCAATTCAATCGTATCAATGGGTATGATTCCTCAAGGTTATAGAGTGAACAATTACCTAACTGATTCTGATTCGTTTTACATCATTACAGACGTACCAAATGGTATGAAAATGTTCACAAGAGCTCCATTAACAACTGCAATGGAAGGTGATTTCGATACTGGAA